CCGTGCGTTTCTCGATACTCAGACGGTAGGTGTTTTCTCCCAAATCCTCCACGGATTCTATCTTGCCAATCTCGGTGAAGGAGTAGTCAGACTCCATTCCTTGAATCTGATTGATAATAAGGTCAAGCACTGACAATGAACCGCGCACTTCCAACCGTTCTACCTGTGCCCGGCCATCAGGAAATATCCCTGCACCCTTACCGGCAATCATACTGTCTACGAATTCGCCGAACTCACCGCCTGCGAGGAGTTTAAGCAAATAATCTGTAGAGTCCGAGTGTTCTTTACTTAAGGCTCTTTTCGCAATCTCCAATAAAGTACGTAAAGAGGATAATACGTTCTTATCTGTTAGGGGCCGTTCATCATATTTTTCTAGAACAGTAACACTGCCAGCACCACCTCCATTTATAGTAGCCTGCATAGAACTGATCTGCCCCTCAATCTTATCTTCCCATTTTTCAGTCAGATAGTTTGATACGACACACGAAAGTTTTCCGGTCTTCAGATTCTTTTCTGTAGAAACAATACGAATAATTCTACTGATATTACGCGACGGTATGCTTACAGTTATCAAATCCCCACACTCTAAGCCACCCTTTTTCCTCATATAACGATAATCCACATCAAGAGTAAACTTTACCCTTTTTTGCGAATTAAAAGCAAGCCAATCCGTAGCTTTCTCACGTAACTTTGATATTGCAGCTTGCTTGTATGACTCTCCGAGACGAATACCGGTAAAATTAAACTCCTCACCACCTCTCAAATGTTTGGCCGCTGATGGGATAAGAGGTCTGCTTTGGGTTTCCGGATCAATGGGAGCCAATTCATCTTCTTGGTAGATTAGGGTTATTTTCTTATTAGAATTATCCCACTTAAATTCAAAGGATTTTCCCATTAAATCTCCTGTGAGAAAATTAATACGCGCATCATCGCCAATAGCCAATTCGTCAATATTAAAATCAATATCACGGCATATAAACTCACGATAATTCTCCCCCGTAGGATTCTCAACAAAACCAGTAAAAGAGGGATGAATATCATCAAAGACAATCTTTTTCTCAACTGCCCGATTGGTTTCTGAAAAGTTTTCCAAATACTTTTCGGGCAACATCAAACGTCCTTCTTCATCGCCTTCCCCTGGAGCCATATTCTTTGTTCCACCAACCGGATATACACGGGTAGTAACATCACCACTATCAACGTTGCTTTGCTCTACCTCATACAATCCGCCACCTTGCCCTTGTGTAAATGTCAGATTTCTTTCATTTTCAATGCGTGATACATAATTTATCGTATGGTCATGTACATAATACTCATAGCCATACGCCGAAGCCAGCTCTGATAATAAACTACGGCAATCTATCCCGTCAAATGATAATGTCATATATTCCGTATCAGGAATATTGCCAAGCTGCCATCCCGTATCTACCCCTAAAGGATTATCATCTGTCTTATTGACATTCCATATCAACAATTCCAACCAATCCCTCAATTTTCCCGTAAGAGTAACGCGAGTGCTTTGGGTTATCTTATTGGTTAGGATCTTATCTATTAAAGTATATTCCGGTGCTTCAAATAGGTATGTTGTAGCATGATTCACAGAACTTTTATCGGCAAATTCAGATGCACGATTAATTTTATATTTTATTCCGCCAACCCTTATAAAATCTCCCTCTTGAATATCAGGAATGGTATCAGTAACCACAGTTACCGATACTTCATTCTTATTCATTATGCCATTAGCCAATATAGCATCATCAGATGCAATACTGGCTACCTTGGTATCAATTCCAGAAACTACACGATATACCTCTAAGATGTCAATCATTGTTGCATTACCCTACATTTTAAATCGAATTCCAATACATGCTTAGTCCGCACTGTAACGGTTATTCCATCTTTAAAATATATCTCCAGACGTTCATTACCTTTCAAAATCAAATTTCTGAGTCCTGGGCTAATACATAATGCCGAAAACTGACTCATGCTCGAATACAACCTTTCCAGGCTATTTCCCAACATAGTACATTTTAATGTCAATGTGGTAGGCTCACGGTATTCATTTTGCATATATGGCAAAGTCGTACCTATCTCTATCCGCTTTCCAACAGTCTCAACACCAGAACGAGAAGATACATAAATCCCAAAATCAGCACTTAAAGAATAGCCATCCATTACGTAGTTATTCCCACCTGACGGATTAATGTCTATTTCTGCCGGAATATAGCTTTGTTGCCAAAATTTTACTTGCACAATAGCCATATTCAAAGTAACATATTCTTCTACAGAAATCTCATCCTTACAGATAACATTAAAGCTACCAAATCTGGTCGATAAACGCCTGCATGAAATACAAGCCTTCTTTAGCTTATCTAATTGGGATTTTACATTTTCAGAGCGAACCACCAAAGATAGAAGTAAAGTCCGGCCATCCAGTTCAATATCTTCAGCATCAACAAACGGTTCAATACTGGTTCCCCAATTATATTCCGTTGTTCCTTTACGCTTAGGAAGGTCAAATACTCCTGATATGGCAATACAATCTTTTGAATCTTTTGTCTGACCTACATAGGGGAAAGCATCGTAAGAAGATATATCTATATCGTCAAGTTTATAACTCATAAGTGTTTCCTTTCCGAACTATTAAATCAGCTCCCGTACAAGTTGCATTACCATATAAATAAACCGTAATATGAGCACCGCTGCATTCATCTACGATTATATCTGCAGTATCCAAAGCATCTATAATCAAGCGTGCCCCATTGGAAGCCCGAATATTCAGCTTTGTGCTATCAGCAGCCCATATTCGGCACATCATTCGTTCTGTTATTTCCACTACGGCATAACACTTCCCTACAAAGGCTATTTCCTTTTGGTTTTTCACATTTACTGTTTCATCGGCATACAATCCTTGTCCGTGCATCATATCTCCAAAATTAGAGCGAAGAAATACACTTGACGGAGTGTGTCTTGAAAGGCAAAACTTAATATTATCAAAAAAGCATCTGAGCATATCAACCCTAGACTTTGTAGCTGCTAATTCTTGTAACCCTTCACTGCAGGCTCCAGCAGCACCCGCTAATAATGCAATTCGTTCTTTCAGTTCCATACTATCCTCTACCATTATAGTTTTTAGTGTTTTTTCTGATTTCATCAAGCTTTGTTTCCAATGATTTGATACCCGTTTTCAGTTCTTCAACAAGAGTACCAGTGTTATCTGCCGTTGCTTTTGTATTATTGTTTATTTCAACAATCTGCACATAAATATTAGCTATATTGGCAAGCTGCTTCCGGCATTCTATAAAATGCTCATGGCTCAAATTAAGCAAAGAACGTATATCTAAAGCAGACATATTCCATAGACCTACAAGCTGGGAAGCAGTCCCCTCAGTTACCGCAGCCTGCAGTTCACCAGTAACGCCATTTTCTATTTCATCTTCAACTTCGCTATTTACAAGTCCCAACTTCTTCAACAACTCCTGATAACGCCCCAACTGTCCCAATATCTGATCTTTTCCCTGCTGACCTGCTGAAACAATTTGGTCTATTTCCCAATTGGTAAGTTCAAAACCGCCGGCACTGTTTTCATTAAAAGCATCTGCCATTTTTTGAAACATATCGGACATCGATTTTTGGATTACAAAAACGTCCAGTTGCTTAGATATGATACTCTTCATCAAGTCATTTATCTTTTCTTGTATAGCTTCTTTGCCGTTATCAAGACCATTACATAATCCGTCGACAATACTCGAAGCCATATCATTGGAAAATGAATACAAATCAGTCGTTGATAATTCATCTATAATTCCCTGTCTGAGTTCTTCTATCTTATCCCTATAATCCTCTATTTGGCTTTCCCAATCAGCAATCTTCCCGTCGTCACGTTTTTTAGACCTTTTGCTTTGCTCTGCAGCTATCATACCCTCAGTTTCCGCTATCTTTTGATACAAGTTATTTACCTGCTCTATCTGCTTGCTATATTTCTCACTGCCGATAGCTTTGGCTGTTTCACGTTCCAACTGCCGGTATTGCTTTTCCAAGTTTTTCACATTCTCTTGATGCTGTTTAATTTTCCGATTAGCCTTACGACTTCTTCGGTCAAAGACATCAAATGCAGAAGATATAAGCCCAACGGCACCTGAAATCATAGTAGCTGGATTCATCGTAGCTATTTGAGCAGCGGAGCTAACCATTTTTGAAATGTTACCAAGTAACTTTTGGGTTTCTTCATCCCCTGCTAACCCCATATTCTTTAAACCACCTATGACCGAATCAAAACATTCGTTCACCATTCCAAGCACTTCGGAAGTATCACCAAATATTTCTTTTAAGGATGCTTTCTTTTTAGTCTTATCAGCCTCTTTCTGATATTCTTTTATATGAGTAACCAAGCTACGGAACGGGTTACGGGATTTGATTTCATTCTCCGCACCTTTCAGCTTTTCCAAGACCTTATCCAGGTTAATAGGGTCCAGCTTCAAATCTTTAGCTTTCGACTTGATTATCTGAATAAGATTTTCTATTTCGGAAATGGTAAGGTTATCTAAATCACCGAACAATTTTACCCATTCATCCGACTGCATCAACATCTGTGCATTTAACTCGTTCAAGGCTTTTTCTTTGCTTTTGGTTAGTTTATCTACCAATTCCTCATTTCCTGCTGCTTGAGCAATCTTTTCATCCCATTCTTTGGTTATAGTGTATTCGCGGCTCTTATAATCATCAAGTTGGGCAATAAGGGCATCGTATTGTTCCTTCTTGTCTTTATTTTCCTCAAATGACTGTGCGTTACCAATGGTGGATAAAGTTTCCAGATATTTCGCTGTAGCATCAGCTATCGCTTCTGCTTTTTCTTTTTCTCCCAATTCGGAATCCTTTATATTACCTATCTCGCCTTGAAAAGCCTCTTCCCTCAATCTGCGCATTTCATCGTATCTATCCCGTATGGCTTGTTTACGCTTTTCTTCTTCCGTTAGAAAAACAGAGGAAAGCTCCTTCTGAAAATCAATTTCCTGTCTGTCGTATTCTTTATTTACGGTTGTTTCTTTCTTTTCAGCCTCTTCTTTTATAACCATGCGTCTTTTCACGAAAATTTCCTTTTCCTTTTCAGGCATTTCCTTGCCTACAGACGCATATTTTTTCTTTCGTTCTTTTTCCTCATCATCAATCGCTTTCAGACGCTCTTCCTTCTCTATCTCAACTTCTTCTAAAGTTTTGCGTCGCCCGTCAGCCATAGCAGATACCTTCTCCTGCTGAAGCTTGATTTCCAAATTCACAACCGTAGCAGTGAGTTCTTCCATCGTCTGCTTTCTTCTCTCGGCTTCTTTCTTTTCCGCATCAGTCAAAGTTTTTTTTACACCTGTCGCTACAGCATTACCCTGCTTTTTTTCATTTATCTTTTTTATATTATCTTGTATCTGTTTAGCCTGTTCCTCCAAGTTGTGTAGGTTGGAATAATCAGAAAAAGACGGTCCGCCTCCCCAATCAGCAAAAGAAAAAGCTTCTTTAGCTTCTGTTGCTTCAACAATCTTTGCTTTAACCGCTTTTATCTGTTCCTGCACTTTTTGAAGCTCACTTTCGTAAACAGATAGCCTGACTTCATCCGGCCAGCTATCCTCCAACAATTTTTGTTTGGCTATTTGAATTTTACCATAAGCACTTTCCAATTCACCAAGCTGTTGCCGTTCATTGTTTATGGCACGTGAATTATCAATTGTAATAGGCATACCTGTAGAAGAAGTACCTATTACTTTACCATGTTCTGCTTTCAGGCTTTCAATACGCTCTTTACTTGCCAAAATTAAGCCACGCAAACGTTTTTCATTATTTTCTTCAATTGCTGTATTAGATGCCTTCACAAGTTCATTTCGATCTTTCAAAGCTAAATTCTCAAGGGTTAAACCTTTATATACTTCAGGCAGCATATTCTTCAGCTTTTCCAAAGCCATTTGTCTTTTTACTTCTGCTTCATTTGTATCATACAATGTATTGAGAAGGTTGTTGGTTGATTCTTTAAATCTATCTTGCTCTTCACGAAACTCTTGTAACTTAGTCTTAGCCTTTTCTGTATTATTTCCAAATAACAACCAAGCAGAAGCAGCCAACGACACGACTGTTAGAATGGCCCCTATGGGATTAGCAGCCATAGCAGCAGTAAGTGTACGCGTTGCAATGGCGGCTTTCAACTTTGCGGCAGCTAAAAAACCATGAGCACGAGCACTAAGGTTTGCAGCTGCAGTATTTCCGGCAGTGGTGGCATTGTTTATTATAGTTGCAGCCGTATCCGCTTGAGTTCTTGCAGCACCTATATGCTTCTCTTGATTGTTTATTTTTCGACTAATTGTATTTACTTCATTTATAGCAGTGTCTTCACGTTTTGCTGCTATGGCAACCTTTGTCTGTGCTACTTCTGTTGCAGCAATATCATTTGCATTCAAAGCCATATCCAGCTCTTCCTTGGCAGCAGCAGTTGCCTCTTGTGCGGCTACGACACGTTGTTTGGCAACCGAAAGACGTTCCCTATTTTTAGCCAAAGATTTAGATAAGGACTCAACCTCTGCATCCGCACTTTTCTTAACATCCATTGCTACTGTTGAGAGAGCATTGGCATATTCTACTGTTCCTTTCTTAAGATTTTGTTTTTTTACAATAGCCAGTTGTTCTGCAGTAAGAGACTTTTCCAATGACGCAGTATATGCTTCCTGCATCAAACGTTCCTTTTCCTTTTCAATAATAGTATCTCCTATCGTTTTATGATATAAAGTCGTTACTTGAGTCAATACCTTCTTAGCGGCGGCCGCCACATTATCTGTCTTAGTAGCATCCAATGTAGCAACTTTGTAAGTAGTCCATGCAACCGCAACCAATTTTACCAAAGTTTCCATTGTCTCCAGACTACTTTCTATCTGACCGTTATCAAAAGCATTATTCATAGCTTCTGTAATATCTGATACTTCCTTTAATATATCTTTGCCAAGTGGAGCAAGGAAAGCCTTGATATTATTCTGGAATAGTTTTAATTGATTCTCTCCCACCTCTTTCATCTTGCCATAAGCAGAGTTAGAAGCACCAACAGAATTACCCATTTCACTCAAATGTTCCGATGCTTCCTGTGCATTTTTCCCTGTTAAGCCAAGCAAGCCGTTTACGGCCTCAATTTCAGGAATAAACTCACGCAGTTTAGCTTCACTGCCATCTGCTTTCTGCCTAACCAATTCCAATGCCTCTTGGAAAGTCCGACCTTCATAAGCTCCATCTCCAAGATACTTAGATACTCCAACTATGGCTGCACGTATTTGTGTCATAGCCTGGGCTGTTGGAGTACCCTGTTTGGTTAATGTAGCAACCGCCGCTAATACTTGTTCCATCTCTACACCATAGGCAGCAGCAATCGGGGCAACCTGCGCAATACTTTGGCCCAATTCCCCAAATGTCGTTTTTCCCAAACGGACTGTAGTAAATAGCATATCAGAAATATGCTCTGCATCATTGGCAGACATCTTATAAGCGTTTATCAAGGAGGTTATTGTATCAGCGGCAGTCGCTGTATCAGTAATTCCCCCAATAGCACCTTTAGCTGACGCTTCTAGAATTTTCATACCTTCCTCTCCATCATGTCCGGCGGAAATAATTTGGTATAATGCCTTTGCCGCATCATTAGCATCTATGGGAATACGTTTTGTCAAATCAAGAATACGATTCATATAAGCAGCCATATTATTGGTTACTATATCTGAAATTGTTGCAACTTCCATCATATTCCGTTGAAACTCTTTTTGAAAGTCATACGACCCTTTAGCCACACGAGCAAAAGCAACACTGGCACTCAATCCTAATCCTCCGAACACATCAAACGATGTAATTTCATCAGCCATCGCCTTTATTATACCAATAGCTTCCCGACGACTTTTATAAAGTCCGGTATTATCTATGCCTGTAGCAAAATATAATGCACCATCTTTATTCTGAATACCCATAATTCATTTATTTTTAAAATATAAGAAAGCCCCATATCTTCACAGACACGGGGCATCAACCTCTAAAAACAAGACATGAAACAATGTTTCAACATTGTAATATATAAAAACAGGCATTATTTCGCTTTTGCGCCTTCAATATCATAGTACCTCTTCATCCGAATTGTTTTTGTCGGATCATCAAAACTTGGTAACTCAACCCATTCATAATCCACACCTTCGGTTTCTCCATCTTCATCAACTGTCCGGTTTCTTTCTTTCATCACAGAAGCATATTCCTGCATCATTATTTCAATCAAGGAATAACTGCTTTCCATTGTTTCCTTATAAGTCAATCCTAACGAATCATGCACTATAACTAAGAATCTTGCTTGACTGTATCCTGCCAACTTTGCAGATTCTTCTGAGCGGCTATTATCTCCGTCTCTCCCAATGGGCTCACGTTCTGAAGCATCGTGATAGAGTCGCAAAAAGGGAAGTAACCTATTCTAAAGAATATGGCATTGAGAAGTATTCGTATATCTTCCCATGTGGAATTATCTATAAGAACATTGCGAAACCATGCCGGTGGCTCCGACGGCTTATTATGAATGCCCAAACATACAATATCAAGAAGTAACTCTCCATACTTATCCATCATAACCGGAAAATCACTAGTCGGCTCATCAGGCTTGACAATCATCTTATCAAGGTCTGCCGGTTCTATTTCAAGCAAAAGAGGTCGCAACTTAAACCATGTCCTAACCGTTATCGGACGTATGACTATACTATCCCCGACTTCCTTTCCTGCCGGAATAGATTTTCTCTCGCTAAAATCAAATGGTATCTTGACTGGTTGCTCCGTTATGGAAGCCGACTCCAATTTAAACAAATTCTTTATGCTCATAAATTTATCCAAAGGAGCTATCCCGTTGTACTTCCGGGAAAACTCCATAATATTCGCGACTATTATAGAATTGTTTCGCCCCTATCCATCAAAAGTTTGTTTCTATAGGCGGACTCGAACCGCCGACCTCATTATACAATGCGCTCTGCCGACTGAGCTATATAGAACCATAGTTATTACTTGGATGCGGTTTTGGCCGCCTTAGCTTTAGGCGCCGCATCAGTAACTTCACGCATAAAGGCAGTTTTGGTTTCCCCTTTTTCTGTAATAGCTGCCTGTACGTACACACGAACCAATAACAACTCTGCCTGTTCTGCGCCCGGAGCCTGTGAAATCTTAGCTGCTATCTTACCATTGACAACAGTATAGATTACTTTCTTTCCTTTTTTAGGCAATGTTTCGCATTGGAATGTCTTATTGATTGACGGAATATCCGTAGGCTTATTCCAAACATCCTTTGGAGATAATTCTTCCCCTTTGTTAACGGTTCCACCGGCAAGCAATGCTATTGTATCATTACTTGGAGTAGGAATAGAGAACTCAATATAATCAGTGGCATCTTTTACAAATTCCACATATAATGGTTCGGTACTGCCTTCAATGTCTATCTTCACTTCCTTAGGGTCTGCAAAGTTGAAAGCAACACTACTTTTGGTGGGTAAGGGAAGTGTGGTAAAATCCGTTCCCGGCACTCCATCACCAACATCTGCAATTCTAATCGCGCCTACGCCCATAGCAATAGGCCTTACCGTTTTTGTTTCTGCCATAATCAATTATCCACTTTTACATTAAATCGAATATTAGTACACATAAATCCCTCTTTTAAATCCGGTATCGGAATACTTAGGAAATCCTCTATTTCTCTACAATTGCCATCATCGCTATTTATCGAAGCAAGAGCCTTACGCACCATACGTTTTAACTCTTTCATACGTTGACGCTGATACATTCCATTATGCTTCAAAGGAACAAACACATTCACATTTACAGGGATTTTATTAATGAAATCCAACTCCGTTAATGATAGATGATTAATTACGATATGTTCGTCCTTAACACCGGCCTCAGATTTGTCTTTATATATGGCAATTCCAGTACCGGCAGCTTCTATCGCTTCATATACGAAATCTATTACATCAAATTCATCCATAAACTAGATTTTTTCAAACACCTTAATCAATGCCTTACGCAAATACTCCTGACATTGGATATATCCCGTAGTAACCACATCTTTTCCTTTGGCTTCAACATGAACCGCATATTCCATACCGGCAACACCAATCAGTACGTAACTGCCTTGATAAGCCAAAGAAATATCTTCGGCCAGCAGTCTGGCTTTGGAAATGCCTGTATCACCGTCATTCCCTTTACCGCTTTTCTCAAAGTTTTCAGAAACGGTTTCTCCATCCATAGCTATTATATAGCCTACAGAAGAACGAAGATTGCCTGTGCGGTCTGTATAGTTACCCGATTTACGGGCCACTTCTACAAATTTTTCTCCGGCAGCAGAAAGTAATTTAAAAATCCTTTCTTCTGCTCGTTCTTGGAATTTGTCAAACCAGCGGTCTATATCCGCATCCGAAAACAAAGGTGTCAGTCCTGATTTCATACATTTATAATTGAATGGGATTGATACGGTTCCCAGCAAATTATATCCACATCAACATTAAGAGAAGGAACTTGTAAACGCAAATATTTAACATCAATATCAGGACGGACTTTAGTATAGAAATAGCCATGTACTTGCTTTTCGTCGCCAAGGCTGTTTTTCTTCATAACTATACGCCCATCACTAACGGAATCATATCTTCCCTTTACTGACAGAGTTTTTGTTTCTCCATCAGCCCACTCACCATTGACTAATTTTCCGCCAATTTCATAAGTTATCAAGGCAGTATGAGGATATCTGGTTACCATGCGTTCCTTGCCCTTCCCCTAATAATGATTTTCTTTCCTAATTTGGCAGCCTTTTCAGGCTCCCCGTTCTCAATATATAACTGCTTTGCAGTCTGTATATAGTAAGAGCGGGGATGAGAGACAGATAACTTGTTTTCCGTGAAATCCGGAGAATTTATCAGCATGGCATACGTATCAGCGACACATAGACCAACTTGCTTTATATTATCAGTAGTACATTGTTCTTCGGGATTAATACCACGCTTTACAAATACTACCTTTTCCAAGAAGCCTTCCATATCTCCAATAGAGGGATATTCCAGTATCGTTTCTCTGATTGTTGCCATAACTGTATTATTCTTCGTCACCCGGTTCTAAGTTTTCATCATCCACTTCCTGACCCAAGAACTTAGCAGGAATATTATCCGTACCTTCTGTTGCTTCGTCAGAAGGCCATTCCTTACCATCAGCCTGCAAGATATACATAGCTTCCGGGTCATTGACTACAGGAATTGCATTAGCTTCAGCCTTGGTCCACTCCTTGAACGGCTCTTCAGTAGAGAATTTTGTAACCAAGATAAAGTCTTTCTTTACCATGATTGCTTTCTTCTTCAAAGACTCCGAATTTTCAGCCATAATAGGACCGTGCTGGATATTACCAACATTCAAATCCTCAAGGAAGCAGATACGGTGCTTCTTCCATGGGCAAACAGTAGTACGTTTGTGGTTTGCATCTTCAATACGCACAGCCGGATTGATAGTAATAATCTGTGCCGGATTCTCCTGTTCTGCCAAATACTCGTTGATAACTTTCTTTGTAATAACAACCTTGGAGGTCTGATTAATCCAACCTTTAATTTTATCAATGGTAGCTTTCTGTTTCTTCAACAATGTAAAATCTGATGTCAGCATAATAATATAGCGCAAACTATTGCCTACTGCTGCTGCATCCGTCAGCACGTTTTCAATATCCTGCAAACCATCAGCTTTTGCTGCATCAGCCCAATCTGCAGAAGATTTCTTTCTATTCTTTTCCGGCATACCGCAGCCTACAAATTCAGTGGTTACAATACCGTTATTATTTTTCGCAGATAGGTTAAATCCTGCACGGCTCATATACTGCATAGACAACCATTCTACACGACCACGCACTGCATTATACACAAAATCCTGGTCTTTAAAAGAAAGATTCAGCAACTCCATTTGCTCTGCATCTCCTTGCGCATCACGTTCCAGATTCTTATATTCCTGATAGTCGCTTTCGTTCATGCCACGCTTTACAGCTATTTTTGGAATATCACCGGACATTTTGCTGATTACTTCCCGCGTCTTCTCCGGAGCGGAAGAATCAAAAGAAACGACATCGGCAATTACCGGAGCACCTTTCTCTCCAACCAATGTTTCCCATTTCAAGCTTGTAACTCTTTTGGGAGTAAAGAAATTAGGGTAATACATTGGTTTTACATGGCGCGAGTTTAAACGGGCGCTCATGTTTTTCTTGTTTACTTGTTTAATTAAACTTCTTTCCATAAATCAATTATGATTTCTTGTTTACGAATCTGATTAACGACATCAAAGCCTTCAAGCCTGCATCGATAGGGAAGGGCATATTACCTTCACTAATGGTTCCACGCACCATTAAGCCGCATGATTGGTTAGCAACAGTCAAATCAACTTTTGACAAGGTTATCACCAACTCAGATGAACTTGTAACAAGAGTTGCCTTTCCTGCCGTAGTCTTCTCTTTTACCCCGACCAATACTTGACCTACCTTTGCTGCGCCAATCTTGGCTTCAAGAGTAATAACATCATATCCGGCATTACTCTTATCTATGGCTGTAATCTTATCGGATGCACCTTTTAAGTCCCCTCCAACAGTAACAAAATCCCCAACAGCAAACAGATGGTTTTTATTGACTTTCACAGTCGTTCCCTCTGCTTCCAAAGCTTCTGTAACCAAAGCAGTCTTGATTACACGATACCCTCCATTTTCATCTTTGCCGACAACACAATATGGCGGCAATTCGTCCAATGGCATACCATCAAAAATCGCAGTTCTTAAATCAGCGCGAACAATGGTACCGCCACCGACAACATCCTCGAGCATTTTTATGACCGCAGGATGGTACTGAAATTCTTTTTCTTTCTTAAAAAACATAGCTACAATGGATTAATTATTAATCAATACCGAGACTGGCAACCCCGTTGGAATCCCCAGTACCCTCATCTTTATTCATGATTTCCAACCATTCCTTTTCTGTCCGGTCTTTGGGCTGTGCTACATACGGGCGATAATTGCCTGCATCCACTTCATCGGATATTGCGCTTTGGCGAATTTCCTTATATTCTTCTTGAAGCTCCTTAATTTGGTCTTCTACAGATGTTTCGGAATTTACATCAATACGCTTAAACCATTTTTCCGGCAACTTGGCCGCATCAAACAATGCCTTAGCAGACGCGTTTTTGCCGGAATCGGAAACAGTTTTTGTTAAGGTGGAAATATTATCCGTTAAGGTCTGGATTTGCTTTTGCTGGGCTTGAAGCATCTTTTTGAAAGCAGGCGGAAGATCATCCAAATCATCATCTACATCATCGTCATCGTCGTCAACGACCGTTTTGTTTTTCTTCCCTTTTTTGCCCTTTCCCTCTATAGGCTTGCCATCTTTCAGACCATGCTCCTTTTCATATTCAGCAATAGCATTATTGATAACATTCTGTTTGTTCTGCTCGCTTGCTTCCAAATCCGGAAGAATGTTATCCTTAAAAAGAGAGACATAGTTTTCCAGATTTTCCTCGCTCTCAACATTAAACAAGGCTTTTACCTTTGCAGCATATTTCTCTGGAATACCTGCTTTCTTTAAAGCTTTTTTAATTGCAACTAAAATTTCCATAGTCTTTTTGCTTTAAAATATATTGGAGCAGGATTTTTACCATAAAAAAAGGCTACCCGCACCCGGATAGCCTATATTCAAATAAACTTTAAATACTAATCTTCATCGTCTTCATCATATCCACACATGGCGTCAGCTTCCGCCTGCCAGCGGTCAAACATAAAGTAATACTTTTTATATCCCTCTTCCTTTTCCTCCATGCTTAACCTTGCCCACTTGACGGAAGCCATCATTACTTCATCGTTCTCATCATACTTCCCTGCTTCGTAATTTCTGAGAATCTTTTCTGATCTTTCTTTCCAATATTGGCGAAGCTCATCTGTAACTTCCGGTACTTTCGGTTCCTTGCTCATAGCTCTTTCAATTTAATATTAATCTTATCTTCCTGCTCCGATATTGATATTATCTCAAATCTTGTATTAGTGGCAAAAAGTATTTCATATTGATTCTTTTCTACAAATTTACCGTTAAATTCCGAGATTTTCGATATATCCTTTCCATTTTTACCCTGAATCCTAAAAACTATGCTCACTTCATTTCTTTTCAAAGGGCGATAACTCGCAAACATATCAGCTATTTCCGGAGATTTGCTACATGATGTAAATATCTTGTGGGAAACCTCTTTTTTATCCTTATACAAAGCTTCGTATTCCTTTCGCTTTATTATAGTACCACGATACGTAATGCCTTTAAATGTTGGCAACAAATTCAACCCTTCACGAATTAATGTTGCGGCAGCTTTATTAAACTCGCTAAGGTTCTCATTATACAACTGCTTATTTAATTGTCGATAGTTGCCTCCGGCTTTAGTATAATGATGTATAGCGGCCAACCTTGTATTAGAAATATTCGGATATTCCTTTGAAAGAAAATCAATAGCACGCTGCATCGATACAGATGTGCTTCTTGTGCGGGTAAACTTCTTTTCTTCCAATGTATAAATATTGGTTTTCAACTCTCCAAAGAACTGCCGGTTATCACGAATAAAATAGGGTTCATTGCTCCATCCTTTAGCCCTTTCAAGGTTCTTGTTTACCCAAGCTTTAGCCGATTGAGGTATATCTTTCACAACAAGTTCTTCCGGTATCGTATCATTTACCAAATACTCGGCCAAATCTTCCGGTTCCATAACTATTGGAGTCGCATAACAAATGCAAAATGGATGAAACCCTGTGAATTTAAATGTTTTCGGATATTTGCCAACCATCGAATCACAAAGTGCACACGGTCCTCGATTACTATCAGACCGTCTTATCTCTATGCCCAAAACAAAGTCCTGACCATTCCATCGTTCATAATCTGCTGCACGATAAGCCATATTGGTTGTCGTAGAGGATAATCGCAATGCGTTCATACTTGCACTACGGTACACACCTTGGCCAGGATGATAATTTTTCATAGGCTGAGATAAAATCAGTTTCCCATTTGCATCACGCACACGCCTAAAACGTTTATCCGGCTCTTTAAGAAGTTGGCGCACATCCCGGCCTATCTGCCCGGCATTACGGCCTACCGATACTCCGGATGCAAGATAATACTCCAGTTGCTCTTTTGCCAACTCCGCAATATTCCACACACGGTCAGATAAGGCATTTCCCCTAATATCCATACCTTTTTTTAGCTGCAACATAGCTTTGGCATTATGAGCAAACAGCCCTTCTTTTATAGCTGTACTGATAGCCAATCCCTCAATATACCTTGAAATAAAATCATCATTCTTTAGTTCAGAACGTTTCCATGCGTCCATTTGGAATTGAGTAATATTGGCAAGTAGGTCAGATTGTAACTTTACCAACTCCCTATCAATACGTTTTTCTATTGACTGGTTTCTTACCCATACACTATCTTTCCCCTTATCTGCCCATTGTTGAAGATAAGGGGAAATAGCAGCAATAAAACGATTAAAGATAGCTGTTATATCATTTTGCTGCACCAACATTTTTTGCAAATGCTGACTATCATAAAAGGAAAGCCCTTTACGTTTCATCATTCATCTGGATTAGCAGGAAATGTAGCACCAAAAGGATTGCTGTTTTGTGCCATTTCTTTTTCTTCTTTCTTCATGGTTGCAGTCTCTTGCTTGGCATTCTTTGTATAAGGAGATTCTGCAGTAATGGTCTCTTGCGAATTAATAGGCTTATTACCGTTTGCAATAGCCAAGTTCTGCAAAATTTCCGTAAGGTTCTTGGGCAAGATTGAACCGAACTTCACCTCGAAATAATTTCCCTCTATTGCGCCAGCGTTTTTGATATGGGAAATACGGGCCATACCAGCCTGCACGATTGCCACACAACGCTGTACCACCGGACCGAATATTTCCATCTGTTCCGTAGCTTTTATCTTTGCGTCAATAGTCATAAACTCACGAGCCACTCCGGATAAATCACCTATACCGATAAGGTTGTCAAAGGAGAGGTCAGGGCAAGAAGCACCGGAAAATATCTCATGCCTTTCGTTTGCGATTTCCTCTTTCTGAGAATCAATAGACTGCTGCCAGGATAAATATTCTGCATCACCATGATAAGCAGTTCCGGTATCCGGGTCCACTTCCATGGAGAAATTCAACTCCTTTCCTACCGTTTCCTTTGAAGGTAAATTGGTCTGGCCGTAAGTCTTTAGCATAGGGTCTCCAAAATAGTCATTAGTATCTGACATTCGAGAAAGGCGCATTTCATACGCATCCATAAGAACTGCTATATCTTCCCAGTCCGGTTGGTCTACCTCAGCATAGACAACTGGAATTTTCCCGAATAGATTCTTATCCTTTGTTATAACCCACTGCCCATCATTGATTCCGGTTATAATCTCATTAGCGGTATAAATCTTCACGCATTCACAGCTTCTGCCATTAACCATAGCTGTGTATTTATGAATGAAGCCATCCATATCATCATCATCGTCAAAATGCGGGTAAAATTCATTGGTTACATTATCATCCTTTGGTGTTGATAATATTTTGGCTTTTAATACGACTTCTTTTTTAAAGACAGGATTTCCATCCTTATCCGTTCCCTTAATATTGCTTTTCGTTACAGGATAAAAGACAATCGCCCCTTTGGTTTCAGATAGTACAATACGAGCAAATCTCATAAAGACTGATTTCATCTTAAGCTTGCGGACAAATACCTGCTTGAAGTCTTGCAAGCTATCATCATCCATATTATCTGCCGATACAATCATATCCCCACCGAACAAAAAAGCTGCTGCTGTACGTACTATCTTCTTTGGGATATTAGTTACAATCTTAGCAACCGGCACAATCTTATCTTCCAAACGTTTTGCTTTTTCTTCGCCAGTATTTGGGTCTGTTTCAAACTCTGTATCTGAATATACAGCCACTTTTTTAGGTTCACGAAAACCTACTGAAGTTTTACGACGGCGGCGTTCTCCGTTATATTCCTCCAAATATTCTTTTGGGTCTCTATCTTCTATGGTATCTACACATAAATCACTGACTATTCGAGAAAAGTCGTCATTACTCAATATTTCGGATATTCCTGGCATATACTTTTCTCTTAAAATATAACACCAGATAAAATATACTCCAATAATTAGCAAGAGGATGTTGACAAATTGTCAGCATCCTCTACCAATATAAATCTAAGAACTTTTAAATACCAGGCCTAGCATCCTCTTCATCAGATTTTTCCAAAGCTCTCTTATATTCCCAGAAACTTTCTTGGTTCATACCATCCATATATCCCTGCTCCAATTTTGATATAAAAGCTTTTCTTGCCGCTTCTGACAATAAAGCTAAAGTTGCATCAGCATAGACACATTTAATAAAGATTTTATCCCCTTCTTGGGTAACTTCATAATAATTACCACTTTTTCCTTGACTAGCAGCATTTGCTAATTCATAAATTTCATTATAATCTTCTAGATTTACTACAGAAAGAAAATCATTAAAATTTGTTGTTGTTGTTGACATAAGATTATTTTTTTAATTAATACTATAATTAAAATACAAAAAGCGTACCACAAAACATTATCCGCGTCCTACTTTGCGCGTTGATTTTTTGAAATTCAGTCCGATTGACTCGGCAAACTCTGCAAGAATGGTGCATCCGTCCGGTGCATCATCATGAGCATTATCCCCCTCACGCTTATAATTTGTAAGAGCTTTCATAAAACGCCCGTAGTCAGAACCTTTAGTGTACTCTGTATCATCGAGGAATGCACAATGCTTTTTTATCCATCCTGCTTTCATTAGGATACGGGTTTCTTTATGCTGTGTAGTCGGGCGTGCCTGAATAAGACAAGACTTTCTTTTTGTAGTAACAAGCTTGCGCACATTAATAGCGAATATGCGACCACCGTTATTAGATTCAATACGCAACTGGTCGCATTCGGTATCTATTACCATTTGTGCTAAGCGCGGCTCCGTAACCTCAACCGGCTCTTTGGTAAATAATACATCTGTGATAAAGTATTTCGGTCCGAATACCTTTGCGAATGGTGCACAGAAATCATCATCACCTTTATCCGCAGTATCACAAGCGCCAATAGTGCCATCGGGTCTTTTACCTGCAATATCGGCGAGTTTAAAGCGCATAAGGGAAGACTTCGGAAATAGTAAACCTTTTGCTTCGAATGGCTCCTGCATATACTCGGCCATCCAAATACTTTCGTCTGTCTCCGAGCGCAATTCAAGGTAATATTCGGTCGTATGCACATCTTCACAGAAAGAACGTTCGTTTTCATCAAGAGCCGCAATACGGATGATTTCATTATATTTCCCTGCTTCTTCCAAACGCCCAAGTACATCATTGGCAGACCAGCGTGTACCAATGTCAATAAGACAACAGTTGCCCTCTATACGAGAATCATGCGTACCTTGTTTCCATGACCATACTTTTTCATTATTATTATCAGATAAGGCATCTTCCAAGCTCTTGTACAAGTCGTCCGTCATGGCGAGCATGGACGCACCAAAACCGATAACAGTTCCACCAACACCACCGCCAAAATAAGAAACCTGACGGGCTCCCTCAACATTCCAGCTCTTCACATTCTGTTTATCACCTTTAAGATAAATATCCGGAAATATCTCATGAAAACGTTTGGACTTCACAATATCACGGGCATCATAGGAAAGTTTATTGTACAATGTATCAGAACAGCAATTACGCATAACTGATTCTTCCGGAAAATGCCCGAGCATCCATGCGATAAACAAAGATGAAATATAAGACTTTCCTGCACGTGGCGGCATACTTACTGCAAGACGATAGATTATGCCGGCAGAGTATGACTCATATACACGCATAAAAGCTTCTGCAACTTTCTTCAGGAATAAACGCTTTGCAAAAAACTTCGGGTCATAGTATAAACAGAAAGCCCAGAAATCTTTCTGAGCTTCCCGCTTGCGAAGAATTGTTACTGCCTTCGCACGCTTTATAAGAATTTCCCGGTTGCTTTTACTCTTGTTCGCCACGTATTATAGCTATTAACTGTTCATCGGTCATACTTTCAAGTTCATCACCTAAATTCACATTGGTATCAACTTCTTTACGGTCGCGCCATTTTTCCGGCTGTCGGTTCTTCAACCAAAATATTGCAGCCGTTGTGTCCGGTGGATAATGTTCTATATACTCCTTTTGGTCAGTTATACGCCCATCAGATGTAGCGAATTTAGTTGCTTTACATGAGTAACCAATAGCACGATTATACAAGCGAGAAGCTACATTGGCATCAGCCAAATTCTTTCCTTTTTTTAAGGACTCAAGAAATTCAGGATATTTCTTTTTCCAACTATTGATTGTCTGTTCTGAAACAGAGAAGAATTCAGCAATTTCTTTATCTGTCGCACCAAGCAGACAGAGTTTAAGAACTTGGTCGGAATACTCTTCTTTGTAATCCGATTTACGTCCTCTTTTCTTTTTTTCTGCTGAATCCTTCTTTTCTGTCATAACCAATAACTAACCAAAACTGACAAATTGAGACAACTCATCCTTTAATTCGGGTAAGCCTCCATTATCAAAATAGAAAGAAGAACGCATTTTTCCCTGTTTTTTTACCCCACGCATGGTTTTACACAAGTGTTCTCCCTCCAATACTATACCTATAGCTAAAGGTGGATATTCATCCCCAAGTGCATTCCTTATCATATCAACAATATCTTGCGCCAATCTTTCTTGTATCTGTAAGCGGGCAGCGCAGTAATCTACCACACGTCCGACTTTCAAGCCTTTCTCATAAGCCGCCTGCAATTGAGGATCGGCATATACGTTCTGTCCCATATTATCTTTCCTCCTTCCGTGTATTGTATTCACGCATCAAATCAAGCTCTATCTTTGAAGTGGCCAGACATGATGTCTCACCGATAGCACTTTCTATATCGGTCATGAAATCCCGAAGCATGGTAGAGTAGTTCTTTGCCCCCTCGTTCGTGATACGGGTATAGGCTTCTGAAAAGTCCTTGCGTGCGGCATTCAAATGTTCAAGTACTGATTGTAATTGCGGGTCTATTGTAATTGGTTTCATAGTGAGTTCTCCTTTCTTCTGTTTTCCTGATATTTTCTTTGTTCTTCTCTTATTCTCTCTTTGAGATATTCCTTCCCTTTGGGAGTCCATACCATATACTCCCTTAATTCTTCATACGGGCCTATAGGCTCATACACTACTGTGTATGTATAACCAAGACCGACGAGCGACTCGTTCAACACCCAGCGTTGCTTGTTATGGTCATACTCTTGTATTTCCATGTATTCGAAAAAGTTATTCAGCAAACGTGGATCAGCATCAAACTCTTTCGCAATCTGCTTTACCGTATAATACTTCCGTTGGCGGGGAGAGATACGCGGTTCTTCCACTATCACATTGGCAAGCGGCAACAGTAGCATATCTCGCTGTCTGTTCAGTTCTTCCTGCATACGGCTGATTTGCGCTGCCATTGTTTGTGTGGCTTCCACCAACTGTTTCAACATGGAGGTATCGACGGACGAAGGAAGGGAACGGGTATTCCGGATGGTTTGCTCCATCTTGTTGAAAGCGTCGATATAGTCCAGTTTGAACTGGAGTGCCTTTTGTCCGGTGAAGCCCATAGCCAAAAGGGTGAAACCGTCACGGTTCATGATGTACATGGGGCGGTCTTTGCACTGAATATCAACATAATTACTTTCTACGAAGAGGTGCCCGCATTTTTGCGGACACATATCTACAAGATTTTTAATCTTTTTCATCAAATCATCATGTCGTTTCCCGAATTTCTCAGCCACAAGCACACTATTAGTCAAAGGTTGCCCTTCCGAACCTTGAAATACTATATCAGTCATCGCAGTAACCCTTTCTTTATTTTACAGTCTATGTACATACTTTGCTTACTCGTGTTGTTGGCATTTATAAGGTTGACGGAACTATTTGTAATGTTCCCTACCGTTTGGATAACGACATTAACGGTCACATGGGGACAAAAAGAAAGTCTGTCAATGAAAGCTAAGAGTAGCTCTTCGTTTGCGATTGTAAGATTTACCTCTTTTGCATCAGGGATTCCATATAATTCGTTCATTTCAGACCTCCTTTCTTTCAGAGAACATTAACACGATTGAAGAAACGAACCAGCCCATGCTGGCAAAGAGAGGGAACAGAATATCGGAGGAACCCGATACGGTTAGAGCGATAAACGCTATACATACATTCACAAGCCGGAGAATAAGACTTGTGGTTACATGATGCCCATTGGGTGTGGGCGCACCTTGAATTGAAATCGTTGCCATAGTAAGACGTTTTTTGGCATTATAGACAGAAAAACGGCTGTCACTCCCCGTCGTCTTACACCTCATAGGCAGTGGGCGCATTAACGCTCCA